GTTGCCACTTTCGCTGCTCTGGCTATAGCTCAAGTCCAAATCGTTGACGGACTGACCGATGCTGGTATAGTCTTGGTAGGACTGACAGTCGGTTTCACTGCTGATTATGTAGTGAGCAAGGCAAAGAAAGAGTCTGAATAAGACAAAAGACAGGTAAATAGGGGATTATTTTACCCACCCTTTACCACTTTAACATTATCTTTATAAATAAAGAGCATATATAAAATACAATGGATAAGCTATTCTTTAGAACACTGGTCACTAAGGAGTTAAAGGCTAGCTCAAAGGCAGATGATGAGAGATTCTTTGAGGGACTACTCACAGTTGAAATGAAGGATAAACAGGGAGAGATTACAATAGTTGATGAATTATACAAAGTATTACCAATATGGATGGATCGTGGAGCACCGATCACAGATACTCACTCAAATAGGGTTGTGGGTAAAGGTATAAATTTCGCAAAGACCACAGCAGATGATGCAGAAGGAAACACATATCCAGCTATAAAGATTACAGGTAAGATACATAAGGACTATGAATTAGATGATGATATTTGGAAGAAAATAAAAGATGGCACATACAAAGGATTAAGTTTTGGTGGTGCTACAAAGGCAGATAGAGAGCCTGTCAAAATGAAAGATGGCTCTATTGCATATGCTTTAACTGATTTGGAACATTATGAGGTGGCAGTATGCGAAGATCCAGCAGTTCCACTGGCATTAATAACTCACACCAATCCACTGTCAAAAGCCGTTATAGAACATGAAGACTTAGGAAATGGTAAAATGCTTATCAAATGTGATAAGTTTGGGTGTTATGTAACAAAACCTGATTTTTCAAATGCACAGGGAGATCAGCACAGTATGTATAATCAGGATGTAAATGTTGATACAAGTTCTAACAGAAAGTTAGGTGTTGTTAGAGATAAACAAAGACTTGATGACAGTTCAGGCGATGGATCAGGTGGATTTGGTAATGAAGCAAATGACACAGGTATAGGTGAATGGCAAGGTCAAGATCATGCACAACCAAAAGAAGTAGAAGAACTTCCACAACAGCGTGATAAGGACATGGGACAGGGTAGAACTGGCGGTGTTAGAGGTCTAGGTGGTTATAATACATCACAGCAGGGATCTGAGCCAACAACACAGATAACAGAGGTAAATGAGGATGAAAAACCAGTTAATAAACAAATATATATAAACAACGATACCTTTAAAAAGGATAACAACATGACAGACGAAGATAAAAAACCTGAAGAAGAGAAGAAAATCAGTCGAAAGGCTGAAGATGACGACAAGGAAGAAGAACAGAAAACTACTAGAAAAGCTGAAGATGATAAAGACGAAGAAACAAAAACCAAAAAGGCTTTTGAAGAATCCGTCAAGGCTGGCTTAGGTGAATTAACCGAGCAAGTAAAGAATGTTGCAGATACAATCAAAGGCATAGACTCTAGAATTAAAGCCCTAGAAACGCCAACCGATTTACCCCTAAAACCCGCAGGAACTACTGGATCAGACAATGATGTAGGAGCTGACGTAACAGCACCCGCAAAGCCTTATCCACAAGGAGATCAAGCAGGACTAGACGATGATCGAGTTGACGATAATAAGCCAGAGAATGATGCAACACCTTCAATGCAAGAGAAGCCACTTAATAAAGTGAGTGAGCCACGACTTGTAGCAAAATCACAGCATACGTTTTCCACTGAAACCCCAAGACCAAATGCAGCAATCGAGAAAGCAGGAGAAAGTCAAACTGACTTTAGCCCAATTCTTAAAGATGCAAGAGCAGAAGGCTTTGAGGGACTATCCAATGTCGCAAGAAATATTCTGAAAGGAAAATACTACACCCCAACAGACGAAGAGGTACGAGGTTTCTAAAATGGTTCAAATAAAGACCATCGATGAACTTGAAGCTCTTTACTATGGTTACAACCGAAACCTACTTAGAAAAGCAGACGCACCAGCGACTACTTCCACAGCAGGCGTTTTCAACGCCATCTATGGAGCATACGCATGGGCTCAACTTAACTTAGAGGCAAACGCATTTGGTATATTACCAAAGTACCCATGGGACAAATCTGGATGGAGGGTTATTACAGCAAAGCCCATACTAAACACCAATCAAGGCAACACTGCTTTGGGTGGAACTAGTGAGGGTGGAAATATTGCCGAAACTATCAAACCAACACTTGCAGAAATCGATGTACGACCAAAGACAGCACAACTGCCTTTCAGTGCATCCGAAGTTATGGAATGGTTGGCGACACATAGTAAAGACGATATTTGGGGAGGCTTAGGTTCTCTAAGACTTTACATGGCTGTACAACACAAGGAATTTCTTAACAGACAACTACTTGCAGACGTTGAAACAGGAGCAGCAGCAGGAGGAGCATTTGCTGGCACTAAGGACTTTGAGTCCCTAGACAGAATTGTATCATCTGATGCTGAGGAAACAGCACTAGGAGGTTCAGGATCAGGACATTATGATCCATGGGCTGCTAATGCAACGATTGATAGAGATAGTGGAACTACTTATGACTCTACTGTTGAATCAGCTTCTGGTACGATTGGAACAAACGGTGTCTTAACTGATGATACCCTAAGAGCTTTCTTACGAAAGATTAGGATAGCAGCAGGTAAAGATCCAAATGTGTTCTTAGGTTCTCACGAAGTCTATTCCGAGATACAAGGCTTGTATATGCCTTCAGTCCGTATTCCAAACCCATACGGCGAAGCATTAGTACAAGTTGATGTGAACGGTATTCAGACATTCAAGGGAACTGGAGTTGGAATCCATGTAGATAGTATTTATGGAATACCATTTATACCAAGCAAGGACAGTCCAAGCAAAGCTGCTGACACAACTGAAGTTGGTAGATTGTTCGCTTTCGATACGTCAGACGCAGAAGGATATGGTTATCCAAGAATTGGAATCCAAATCGCAATACCCACAGAATACTATGAGGCAACTCGTAGATCACCGGGCTACCCATTTGTCAACAACGCATTTGTTGAGAAAGGTGTTTTCCGTACGATGGGAGAAACTGTGTGCAGACACTTCAAATCACAAGGTAAAATCAGAGATATAAAACTCTAAAATAAAATTGAGAGCCTTCGGGCTACATTTTTCTTTTTTTTAGTAACACTTAATTTTAAGTTAGGGAAAGTTTATATACACTAATATACATCATGTTATATGATAGCATACATAATAATTATGGGAATTATCGGTGCTATTGCTATATTCATGCTCAGAAGAACTGGGAAAAATGAAGCTGTATCTTTCTCATTAAAATGTAAAGAATGTGGCTTTCATAAAGGTATCTTGAAATGTATTCAGTGCGAAGACAGAAAGAGAGACAAGTGGCGATAATCTTTAAATGGATGAAAGAAAGAGTGGTATTATGGTAATGTTTCATCATGCTGACAAGCTAGCAAAGGCAAGAGATTTAATCATCATATTCCTATTTGGAAGTATCTTGATAGAATCACTCACAGGAGTACACCTACTAGGCTCTTGGTGGCAATAATCTTTATAAGTCTTTAGGTATTTATAATATCAATGGCATTAACAATCAGCTCATCAGATTGGACAAACGCTAACGTGAGAAAAACACTCTCATGGCAAGCTGCTTTGGTTTCAAAGTTGCGAGTATTTGCTGTCAAAGTTACCTTTGGTGCTTCTGATGCATATGCGACAGGAGGAGTGTCTGCTGACCTTAAAGAGGGCAGGATATCTACACTCGTTGCTGTAATACCAACCTATTCTAATATAGATAGAATAGTAAAATATGACAAAGCAAACGAGAAAATAACAATTTGGGATGTAGGTGGATCTGCTGGATCAGGTTTAGTACAACACGCAAACGCTAGCTCATCAACTAACTCAAAAATATTCGAGTTTCTAGTCATAGGCTACTAGAGTCCAAAACAGCCCTTTTTTTTTCAAATGCTTTAAATAGTCGTATATATATAATATGTTATGGAAAACGTATTTGTATATGGAACTCTTCAAAACTCTATGCAAAGATTTTGGATTCTAAAACATAGAGTAGATGCAGAAGATGACAGGCTAGAAGATTATAGTAAGGTCATGCACTCTTATCTTATAACATATCCTACAATAAAGAAGGACAAAGGTAAGTATGTTGCTGGTGTAGTATTCAAGGCTCAACCTTGGGATATAGAAAGAATAGATAAATATGAAACAGCTAACTATGAAAAGATAAAAGTAAAGCTGTCAAGTGGAAAGGAAGCCATAGCCTACATTGAAGCTTCATATGAAAATGCCTAAGCAAACCTTATATACGACTTGATAATATAGTATGTATGGTTGAACTAAATCATAATGTAGTATCATTCAACAGTGACACTCTTATAAAAGGTGGTCATGGTGTTTTAGTGGCTGTTTTTGTCACAAAGAAAGGAAGTGGTTCAAATAAGGTCGAGTTTAGAAATGGAACAACTGCAAGTGCCACACCAGTAGAATGTAGTAT